CCAAATACTTCATCTTCAACGCCGACTGCGGGATTAATCCATCCCTTTACTTTCCTACTGAGTGATTTACCATTAACGTCATCTTTGATGCCAATGTTGACATACACATCGCCGTTAAGGATTACTTTGTCTTTGCCAACGCCGCTAATAGTGCGCGAGCTCCATTTTACTTTTGATGCATTGGTGGTAATATACACAATGTCATCTTTTGGAATCTTCTTAAAGATTTCGTTAACGATAGTATCGTTGAATCTGCTTACGTCCTTTTTCCATGCTTTATCAAACTCCTCTTGGGTGCTCATCTTCTTGTTATTCTTCATGAATTCAGAAGCGGCTTTACTGATAGAAGGAGCAAGAGATCCTGTTGATCTAAACAGTTTTTCTTGAAGAAGCCCTTCGGTGAGCACATTTAGTGATGCGTTAATAAGATCTTTCATGTTGTTATTTATATTAATTTAAAGTTCGATTTTAGTTTATTTTCATTTAGGTCCGAAGTAACGTACTGCATAATACATCGTCCGAGCTTTAGTTCTTCCAACTCCACACACTCGCATTGCTTCATAGAAAATATTAGCTGCTTCTACTGATGTGTATAAACACTTATCGTTATGACCTTGCACACATAAAATATCGTGTACGACCGCTGCAGGTAGATATGTGTCAAACGGTGGAAAGGCTGACCAGAATAGTTTGGGCACACTTGCTCCATCACTTTCAAACCCCTTAGGAACAGTGATAGAATTACCTGCTTTTGTATAGAATACTAAATCTTCTAACAGAGTAACTGTACGAATGAATTTGTTACCATCAAAATAACCTGAAACTGCTGCTTCAAGATCTGTCCTGAAATGTGCTTTCATCTATGAACTCCTAACGTTTCCAATAGAGTATTTTGATTCTAAATGCCACTCGCGTTTGTCGCGATGAGAAATGATTTTGATATGTCGAAGAGTTGTCTTTTCTTCAGCCTTACTCGAATCAACAATAGTCAAAAGTCCCCAATCAGATAATAGCGTAGTGATCGAATTGCGGCGAGCTACATCGTCTAGAGTAAAGTTCGAAGGCTTCCCATCTAACATGAATAGCTCCTTAAAGTGAACAATAAAATACCTTCCTTGTTTATGGAGTATATGACAACTCTGATACAGTGTGTTGTGCTCTTTCTTCGAAGAGACACCGATTCGCGTCAGTGTTTCTTTAATTTTAAGGAAGTCATCAGGCTCGTCGAGAGATATCTCTAACATGTCGGCCGGAGTCCAGGAAACAAGTTCTTGTTCAATCATAGTTGCAATATTATAAGTTACATCGTAAAGATAGTATTTATAACATTACAGATTTTGACTTTACATTCCTCCCTGATCTAATGACTTCCTTAACTTTTTCAAAGCTGTTGCAGTAAACAGACTATATACCTGTTCAGCTTTCTCATACGAATAGTTATACGCTTCTTGAATTAGTTTAATGTCAGCAGGATCTTTTGTCTTCTTTGCCCATTTTGTAAAGCGTTTTCGAGGACGTATAGTAGTCCTTAGAAAATCGTATTGCATTTTCGCAGGAAGACTGTGCCGCATATTCATTTCATTCGCGAATAGAATAGTATCATTGAACTGCGACAGACCTCGATTAACAATGAATGACACATACTGCTTACATGGAGAATCGACACTTAACGCAACTTCGCTATTATCAGCCTTACAATCCTTTAGAAGGCTTGGGCTAGAAGTGTTGATACTCTTTAAGAAGTCAAATGGTGTTAGTTTACTCATTTCCAAGTAGATGAGGCCATGATTTCAGTTAAGCACGCTACGATATTCAATTCTCTGTCACTTACAAATGCTGCCTTATATTGATAGTCTGCAAGGATGATAATGATGCTTGGGATCGATTGACCTTCAGCATAGTCATATAATGAATCGTATATCTTTCTGAAAATGACAGCTGAATCGACATCTGAATTGTTCGTAACCCAATTTCGCATACTCTTAAAGTCTTTAGTCTTTAGGTGCGCAATAAGTTGAGCAACGCTCTGATCAGACATATCAACTAGAATATCTGGAGTGATCTCTCCTGCGGACGAGTATCGTTGGCACTCATTCAATACACGTCTCCAATCTGGAGCATAGCGCATAATGAGTTCAGCAATTACTTTATCGTTAAACTTAACACCTTCGGTCTTTAGAATATCTTGAAGGCGTTTCATAAACAGCGCAGCAAGACCAGCTAACTGTTTCTTATTTGTGTTGAATTCAATTACAGAACAACGAGAATGAAGTGGTTCAATAATACGATTCTTGAAATTACATGTAAGAATGAATCTACAATTCGAACTAAACTCCTCGATAAAACCACGAAGGGCTGGCTGTGTCGACTGCGCATTGAGGTAATCAGCTTCATCAAGAATAACTACTTTGTACTTTCCACCATGTAAAGACACAGACGAAGCAAACTGTTTAATCTTAGAACGAAGAATATCGATTCCACTTTCTTCAGATGAATTGATGAGTAAGTATTCGAGATCCAATTCATGACATAACGCTCGGGCAACAGTGGTCTTACCTAATCCTGCAGTTCCTGACAATAACATATTATGCAGTTCGCCATGCTTTACGATATCAGTGAATGTTGCCTTTAACGACGCTGGAAGAATACATTCGTCAATTGTTTTTGGGCGGTGGCGCTCGCACCAGAGAAATTCGTTTTCATTTTTATTCATAATATATTATACCAAATGTGTGTAAGTAAGTAAAACCTTTTGTACTACGCTAAAAGATCCCTCTGTAATAAGACAGAGGGATCTTGTATTAATAACCCTATAGCGTATTATGCTTCAGCCTCATCTGAGGCAGCTGGTGCTTCTTCTGGCTGAGGTGTATGGTACTGTACGAACGCATTCAGTCGATCGCGGACTGTACCAACCGAAGTTAGTTCCTCGCCCTTAAACGCTCCTCGTTGAGAAGCTACATCAATAATTTGTAGCATTGCTCGGAAGTCACCGATATTTACATCTGGTGCTGTAGGTTTATCTTGTGTTTCTGGGAGAACTTGCTCCTCTGTGGTTGTTTCTTCACTCATATGTTGTATTATTATTTGGTTACGGACGTCTTTTCGAGAGCGATCCAATATTTGACTGAAGTGTTATTTATACACTCCCAATTAGAAATTAGTTTAGAACTTACTGATACTTTATAATCGCCTGGAATAAGCTTAAGATTTGCGATAAGGAATTGATAATCAAACGATTGATCAGCGATTGTATCAGAGTCAATAGCGCTACACACCTTATGCGAATAGACATTGGCTGACGAGTTGTTAGGGTCCTTCACTTGTAGGTATACCGCATCGTCTCCATGCTCAGTAGTGATTGATACCACTGGGTGATTCAAAGCACTACCTGCTCGACGGATTTGAGCGATGTCGTCTGCCGTGAGATTGACTTCTACATCTATTGGTGGCATATTCACTTCCTTTTCTGGAGAAGTCAAAATGCTAGTATCAGCATATCGATATGTAAGTGTCGCAGTATTTGATTTAATACTAACATCACTATCTCCGAATTCGAATTCGGGATCCTCAATCAACGAGAGCGCTGAAAGGAATTCGTTCAAATCATAGATGCCAACCTTCTTTGGAAAGGATTCTGAAACATTCACTGCAGCCATGATGTTTTTGGCGTCAGCGATTGTTGATAGTTTGCTACCTTCACAGATAACAAGATTCGGGTTAATTGCTGAAAAGTTCTTCAGCACCTCTAACGTTTCTTTACTAATTTTCATAATATTATTATATCTTGTTTTTGTTGTTTTGTAAATAACTAAATTCAAGCATAAACATCATACAACAAATAGCATGTGCTGAGTGATGAATGCCTGTCTCATCGTCATGTGTTTCTCCTCTTTGAATAGCCCACATGTGTCGTTGAGCTGCAGCAAAATACCGTTCATTGAGATTATCAAGCTCGAGCCAATTGTTTCTGTCGTACTTTTGTGCTCCATAGGTTAGTACATTCGCAACGTCATCGAGCGCATGTGGAGGTATTAGACTATAGTCTGGTTTGCAGTTGTCGTATTTGATTCCTTTATTCATATTTTAAAATGGTGCCTATCTCTCCAACCACGAAGAGATAGGACTTTGTTCGTTATGACATGCGATCTCCACCG